GTAATATATTTATCTGTTAATGGTAGTCCAGATATTTGACATAAAGTTTCTTCATCATCACTGTCTTCATCTAGGAGTTTATATAATTCAGTTTGGAAGTCAATATTTCCTTCAATTGTATATTTGAACATATATACATATATTTTACATTATATCTTTAAATTTATTTTATTTAGATAGTTATATATGTCACCTAGCTATTGGGGTCCTAGTACTTGGTTTTTTATGCATACTCTAGCCGCCAAAATAAAAGAAAGTAGTTTCTCTTTAATTGGTCCCAATTTGATTATGCATTTAATACAAATTTGTAATAATTTACCCTGTCCAGAATGTTCAGAACACGCTAAACAATTTTGGTCAAAAGTTAAAACATCAAATATTAATAATAAAACAGATCTTATTAATTTATTGTTTGTATTTCATAATATGGTTAATAAAAGAAAACAAATTAAAGCATTTAAATATGAAAATCTAAAATATTATGAAAATAAAAATCTTATTGAAACTTATAATACATTTTCCAAAAATTTCAATACAAGAGGTAATATGAGTTTAATTAATGAATCTTTTCGTAGAAATATGATGCTTACTTCTTTAAGAAAATGGATTATGTTAAATATTATTCATTTTGACAGATAGTATTACATATTACATAGTACCTACTAGAGTTCCATCCTTATAAACTTTACATTTAAATTGTTGTTTAGAAGGCATTGAACAAACTTCTTTATTACTATTTATTTCATTAATATATAAATAACCTTTTAATTCTGTACCATACATTATTAAACCTGTAATAACTCCTCCTAAAAATATACCACTTAATAAATTTCCTGATACTTGTTTTCCAAATGTTTCTGCTGGTATACACGATAATTTATTTTTTATAAATAAATCTAAACCAATATAACAAATAAAAAAGGCTAGAACTCCAAAGTTTATTACATTTACATTATGTTGTTTTGAAATCATAAACAGCGGAAAAATAAAATACATCATTGTAAAAGATAGTAAAAATGTGCTGTATAAAACATCTTTTGGAATAAACAATGATGACGAACCAGTTTCACAAATAGGCGGAGTATTTTGGGTTATTTTTAATCCTTTATATACAACAATTCTTGCAAATGTAATTAATGAAACCCATATAAAAAATGCTAATGCTTTATTCATTGTCACGGTAAACATTGAAAAAAACACTACACAAACACAAATAATTATTGGAGCATAAAATGAGAGCGAGTAAAAAATATTAAGTGTATTAAATAAAAGTGGATTATGTGGTTGATTTTTCTCCATATACTATTTTATAATATTATATTAATTTTTAACTTCGTAAATATAATATAATATTTAATTATTATTTTCTAATATTATTTCCAATGCTTCTTTTACATTTGATATTGGATAAAATTTAACACCATCTAAAATATCGGTATCTTTATATTTTTCCAAAAAATCTTTATAATCTTTTTCGTTTTCTTTTGGAAAAATAAAAGAGGTAACATTTGATTTTAAAGAGCCAAATATCTTATAATTTAATCCTCCAATAGCGGTGACTTCTCCAGACATTTGAATTTCTCCAGTCATACCAAAATTAGATTTAATCGGAATATCATTTAACAAACTGAACAACGCACACGTTATTGCACACCCTCCGCTTGGACCATCTTTTGAAACCGCATTATCGCCTGTATGTATGTTTATACCACATCTGTTATTTTTAACATCATATTTTTGTCTTAATATATTTTGTTGCTTTAAAGGGGTTAAATTCCAAGCAACTGTCAGAGACACGTGCATACTTTCCCTCATAACATCTTGTTGTAATCCTGTTAATTTTAAATCTAAAAATTTATCGGATGGAAAATATTTTGCGTGAATTGGTAATGTCCCTCCGGTTCCTAAACTTGTAGCATACATTCCATTTACAAATCCTATTTCATTTTTGTCACTAACATTTCTTATTAAATTCTCCTGTTTATCTTTAAAATACTTTGTTTTAATATCTTTGATAGTTATATTGATTGGAATTTCATATTCTGTATCAAAATTCTTTAAAATTTCCAAGTTAATTTCGCCCACAATTTCAAATAATATTTCTTTTAATTTTCTAACACCAGGCTCTAATGTATATTCATCTATTATAAATTTTAGCACATCATTCGAAAAATGTATCATTTTATTTAAACCCATTTTATCATATACTTCTGGTAAAATATGACTATTTGATATCACTATTTTTTCTTCTAGTGTTAAACTTTTAAATTTTACGCGGTGAATACGGTCCAATAAAATCTTATCAATTAAATCAGCATCATTATACGATAAAATAAATAATGCCTTTGATAAATCCAAATCAATTCCCGAAAAATATTTATCTTGAAAACAATCATTTTGAGATGGATCTAATAAATGCGTTAAAATACCTATAATTTCCTTACCGTGTTCGGTCCTCGATATTTTATCAATCTCATCAATAAAAATAATCGGATTCATACATTTTTTGTCTATAAGTATTTGAACAATTGATCCCCACGTTGATCCAACATACGTATAATTATGCCCGTGTAAACTTGAGCCATTTGCATCACCTCCCATCTGTATCATTGCAAATGGACGTGGTATTCCATATTCATCCTTTAAACAATCAGATAATCCTTTTTTTGCTAATGTCGTCTTGCCTGTACCTGGGGGGCCCTCAAACCCAAAACAATATCCATCTTGTTTTCCATTTATCCATTGACCTATTATTCTTTCAATTTGTTTTTTTGCGTTATTATGACCATGAACCGAATTATCTAAAATTGTCTTTACATTTTTCATATAACTATTTATCTCGCCATATTTTGTTTCAATTTCTTGTATATTATTTGGAGTTATACTAACAACTATTTTTATATCAAATAATTCGGTTAATAATTTATTATCTGTTTTGTTAGTTTGAACAAATGTCATAATGTCATTTTGTCTTTCAATCATATTTCTGTTATTTAATTTTAATTTATTATATATTAATTTATTTTTCAAAATAGCATCGTTTATTTTTTTTACAGTATTTTTTAATTCTCCTGCTGATGTTGTTTTTATTTTTTCATTGATTATATTTACAATATCTAACTCTTTTTTTTCACTATTTTTTATTTCTTTCAAGGTATTTAATATTTCCAAGCTTGTATAATTGTCTTTTACTGGATTGTTAGTTATATTATTTGATTGAACTATATTAATGAATTTTAATTTAATATCAGACATTATATCTAATATGGTCTCACGTTTATAAACATTAAATGGTATTTTTAATAAACCGTCTAAATATTGTCTAGCCTTTGAACCTGAATCTTCAGATTTTGATTTTATTTCCTTTAATTTCTGCATAGCTTTTTCCTTTACTGAATCGTTTACCTTTAATAAACAAATTTGTTGTTCTAATGGTATTTTTTGAATATCAAAATTTGATAATTCATTTGTATATTGAATTGTACTTTTCATTGCATCTTTAAAATATTGTTTTATCGACCATGGAAAACTATCAAATAAACTTGTTTGTTCTTGAGTATCTATTATTCCATTTATATCATTAGATAAAAGATCATACAATAAATAAGCCAAATATTGATTATCATATTTATCTATCTTAACTAACAATTGGATTATTGTATTTCTTTTAATATATAAATCCGAAGATACAAAATCTTTTACCACCTGTGCTGTCGGTTTTTGTCCTAAAATATTTAAATTACTTAAATAACCCGAATATTTTAAATAAATTTCGTGGGGTTCTGAAATTAAATAATCTTTTAAATTAAGAGATTGAATAAATCTGTTAAACGTTTCACATTGAAATTCAGGTGAATGCGGCGCATTTGATTTTATCGCTTGGTATTTTAAATTTATATATTTGTTACTTAAAAAATCAATCATTATATCATCTACTACTCCAGTAATTATAATGCTTTTTTTATGCTGTGGATTATGTATTATAAATTGAATACCATATACCTTCAAGTAAAATGACTTTATTTTTATATTTATATCAACACTATCTAAATTTTTTGATTTATCATTTAATGAAGTGTCATCATTTTTTGCATCTTTATCGTTTTCATTTTTTTTCATTCCAAGTATTTTATAACTTGTTGGATGAAAGTATTTTTTTAATAATTCGAATTTATGTTTATCCATATCTGAAATAGCATAAGTATTTACAGAATTGTTTCCAAAACATATCCATAACAAATCTTCAAATGAATTTGTTCCAAACATTTTAAATAAAGTGGATAATTCATTATTCACAAGTTGAAGTGTATTTATAATATTATCTGTATTACTTTTTTTATTTACATCACAAATACTCTTTATTTTTTTACTTAATTCAATAAGTAAATTAACACAACCGTTTAATTCACTTGTGCTAATTATATCCAGATTTTTACTTTTTTGAACATGTAAAATGGTTGTTTGAATTACATCTTGAAAAAATAATAACTTTTTTTCGATCAATAATATAATCTCTTGTGTTGGTTTTTTTACTGAGTTTTTCTTTAAAGGTGCGTTTTTATCACTCATTTATTATATATAAATATTATTATAATTATATTACGATTTTTACTAAAGATATTTATTATTTTTAATTAAAAAACAATATTAAACACACCATAACATAGTTATATATCATAATGGGAATCGCAAATTATTTCAGTTTTCTAGTCAAAAATTATCCACATATTATTAAAAAATATGTAAAAGATGTTCTAAAGGTTGACAATCTTTATTTAGATTGTAATTCAATTA